GGTATCAATATTAAAAAACTCCATAATGTTATCTTTGCCTCTCCAAGTAAGTCCAGAATCCGCAATCTTCAGAGTATTGGACGAGTTCTTAGAAAAGGAAAAGACAAAGTAAAAGCAACTCTGTATGACATTTCAGATGATTGCTCAACTAAGTCAAGAAGAAATTACACACTCAATCATTTCATAGAAAGAATTAAGACATATAATGAGGAAAACTTTAACTATGAGATAATCACTATTCAACTAAAGGTATGATAGAAGACGATTTTTATGCAACATTAAAATTAAAATCAGGTGAAGAAATCTTTGCCAAGGTAGCAGCTTCTGAAGAAGAAGATCGAACAATGCTGCTAATATCAAATCCAATTGTTGTTGATGAAATAAAATCAAAACATGGAACAGTTGGATACAAAATAGAACCATGGTTAAAGACTACAACAGATGATATGTTTGTTATCAATTTAACAGACGTTCTTACTATGTCAGAATCAACCGATGTAGAAATGATTATGATGTATCAAGACTATGTTAGACAAGGTGATAAGACCACAACAAACGAATCCAAATTAAATCGTAGAATGGGTCGTATTGGTAATGTCAATGATGTAAAAGAGATATTAGAGAAAATATACAAGAATAACTAAAGCTTTCTTATCAAACTCCACAAAGTTATTCTACTTGTATTTGAGAACTTGTCAAGTCTTTCGTAAGATGATATAATTCATACATATTATGAGATAAACTTATGATAAGACCCATGGCAAAAAGAAAAAGGTCGGAACATTATGTAAACAATAAGGAGTTCCTGGCTGCCCTTATCAAGTATCGTGAAGATAAAGAGATTGCATTAGCAAAAGGTCTTCCCAAACCTCCCATCCCTCGTTATATTGGGGAGTGTTTCTTGAAGATTGCAAATCACTTGTCCTTCAAGCCAAACTTTGTGAACTACATGTTTAAGGAGGACATGGTTTCAGATGGAATCGAAAATTGCGTTCAGTACATTCATAATTTTAATCCTGAGAAATCCCAAAATCCTTTTGCTTACTTTACGCAGATCATTCATTATGCGTTTCTCCGCAGGATCCAAAGAGAGAAACGTCAGTTAGAAATTAAGAACAAGATCATCGAACGATCTGGTTACAGTGAGGTGTTTGATGACAACAACACTCTTGACGGATCGAACTATTCAGATTACAATAGCATCAAAGATGCTGTGCATTCCAAACTTCGTTATTGATGAAAGTTGCAATCATTACTGATCAACACTTTGGTTGTCGTAAAAACTCCAAACTGTTTCATGATTATTTTTTAAAATTTTATAATGATATCTTTTTTCCTACTCTGGAAAAAGAAGGTATTTCAGTAGTGGTTGATATGGGTGATACCTTTGATAGTCGCAAAGGTATTGATTTTTCTTCTCTTGCTTGGGCAAAAGATAATTACTATGATCGTCTAAAGGACATGGGTGTCCGTGTTCATACGATTGTTGGAAATCATACAGCATATTACAAGAACACGAATGAAGTAAATGCTGTAGATCTACTCCTTCGTGAATATGAAAATGTAACGGTTTATTCAGAACCTACGGAAGTAGAATTGGATAAATTACCTGTATTGTTTATTCCTTGGATCAATAAAGAAAATGAAGAGAAAACTTGTAAACTTATTGAAAAGACAACTTGCAACTGCGCGATGGGGCACCTTGAACTCCAAGGATTTAGAGTTAATAAACATGTCGTCATGGACCATGGTATGGAGAGCAAACTATATCAGAAGTTCCAGAAAGTCTTTTCGGGTCATTACCATACAAGATCAAATAACGGAACAGTCTTCTACCTAGGCAATCCTTATGAGATGTTCTGGAGTGATGTAAATGATAAACGTGGATTTACTATCTTTGATACTGAAACACTTGATCATACTCCAGTAAACAATCCCTACAGATTGTTTTATAACATTTACTATGAAGATGATAATTATCAAACTTTTGATACCAGAGAGTATGAAAACAAAATTGTAAAAGTTATTGTTCGTAAGAAATCTGACACAAAAAAGTTTGAAAAATTCGTTGATAAACTTTATGCATCAAACGTTGCTGACCTTAAAGTTGTAGAAAATTTTGTAGTTGAAGATCCTGAAGAATTTGAAGTCTTTGAATCTGAAGATACTCTTTCCATTCTGAATAGATATATTGAGGAGGCAGAAATTGCTCTTGATAAAACTGTGATTCAGAATATTATGAGACAAACTTATCAGGAAGCATGTGAACTTGTATAATGTTTATTCTTACGATATATGGAAAAGAGACTGAAGGAGCATATTCAGTAGTAGACGACGAAGGAGAACAGATCCTCTATCTGTTTGAGGGTGAAGACGATGCAATGAGATATGCTATGATGTTAGAAGATGATGGAAGTCCTGAAATGCATGTCATTGAAGTAGAAGATACTTTAATGATAAAGACTTGTGAAATGCATGACTATAAGTATGCAGTTATTAGTAAAAATGATCTCGTAATTCCCCCTATTGAAAAGCATGATTTTATTTGAAAAAGTTCGATGGAAAAACTTTCTCTCTACGGGTAATCAAGAAACTGAAATAAATTTTACCAAACACGAAACTAATCTTGTTATTGGATCTAATGGTGCAGGTAAGAGCACGGTTCTGGATGCTCTTACTTTTTCCTTGTTTGGAAAACCATTTCGTAAAATTAATAAACCTCAACTTATAAACTCTGTCAATGAAAAGGACTGCAGAGTAGAAGTTGAGTTTTCTATTGGCAACGTAAATTGGAAAGTTGTTCGTGGTATCAAACCAAACTTGTTTGAAATTTATCGGGATGATACTCTTCTTAATCAATCTGCAGCAGCATTAGACCAGCAGAAGTGGTTGGAGCAGAATGTTCTGAAGATGAATTACAAATCTTTTACTCAAATTGTTATTTTGGGTAGTAGTAGTTTTGTTCCTTTCATGCAATTGACTGCTGCTAATCGCAGAGAAGTTATTGAGGATCTTCTTGATATTCGTATCTTTTCATCTATGAATGCTTTGATTAAGGAAAAGATTCGCACGACGAAAGAAGATATAAAAGTATTGGATTTGAAGAAAGAATCTCTGATTGATAAAGTTAACATGCAAGAGAACTTTATTGATGAATTAGAGAAAAGGGGAAAGAAAAATATTGAAGATAAAGAATCTAAAATTGGAGAACTCCTTGTAGAAGAAAATAATTGGATGGGAGATAACGAAGAAAAGAATAGACAACTAGTTGGACTTCAGGGAAAACTTGAAAGTTACACTGGTGCTACGGAAAAACTTCGCACACTTGGTAACCTCAAGGGCAAAATTTCCAATAAAGTATCAAGTATCACCAAAGAGCATAAATTTTTCACACAGAATACGGTTTGTCCTACATGTGATCAAGCAATTGAAGAGACCTTCAGAATAAATAGAATTAAGGACGCTCAAGATAAAGCAAAGGAGTTGCAATCTGGTTTTAAAGAACTGGAACAGGCGATTAATAAGGAAGAAGAGCGAGAGCGTCAATTCACTGCCCTATCGAAGGAGATCACCACACTAACGCATGGCATTTCTCAAAACAATATTAAGATCGCTGGATGTCAACGACAAGTCAGAGATCTGGAATCGGAAATTCAAAGAATTACCGACAACCTTGCAAACAGAAATACTGAGCATGAGAAGCTAACAACCTTCAAGGACAATTTAAAAACTACATACGACGAACTCGCTCAACGTAAGGACACGATTAACTATTACGATTTTTCGTATAGTTTGCTTAAAGACGGTGGAGTTAAATCCAAAATCATTAAGAAGTATCTACCGCTGATAAATCAGCAAGTCAATCGTTATCTTCAGATGATGGACTTTTATATTAACTTCTCTCTTGATGAAGAATTTAACGAAACCGTCCAGTCCCCAATTCACGATAATTTTTCTTACTCTTCTTTTAGCGAGGGAGAGAAGATGAGAATTGATCTAGCACTCTTGTTTACCTGGAGAGAGGTAGCAAGGATGAAGAATTCTGTCAACACGAACTTGCTCATCATGGATGAGGTGTTTGATAGTTCTCTGGATGGTCTTGGCACAGAAGACTTCCTGAAGATTATTCGATTTATTATCAAGGATGCAAATATTTTTGTTATCTCTCACAAGGAATCACTACATGATAAATTTGATAGTGTCATCAAATTTGAGAAAGTGAAAGGATTTAGTAGGATGGTTTGATGCCGACTTTTGTACATAAAGACTCTGGTAAAAAAGTATTCTTTGCACATATTCCTAGAACAGCAGGAAGATTTGTAGAAGCAAATCTATTGAATAATAGATTTGAATGGGGTGAAAGTCACATGGACACAGGTCTTGGTGTTATGTCGGTTGTTCATGGATGTGAAATTGCTCACTATCATCGGGATCATTATCAGAAGTATTTGAATGTGGAAAACATTCCACATTTTTCTATTGTTAGAAGTCCAATTACAAAATTCATTTCTGGTTCAGTTTATTTGAAAAGAGCATATGGAGATGATATTCAATCGGTAATGGAAGACCCGATGATGTTTTCCTCAATGATACAAAATCTTCCATTTGAAGAGGCATGGAATTGGTATAGACCTCAGATTGATTTTCTAACTAACAAAACTCATGTTTGGAAGTTTGAAGATAAGATTGGTGATGAGTTTGTGTCTTGGTTGAGTAAGATTATTGGAGTTGATCTAAAGTTTCAAGACGATATTGATTATCCAAAATCTAAAGATGAAGGTAATAAACTAAAGATGACTCCTGCATTAGAGGTAAATATACGTACTTGCTATGGTAAAGACTTTGAAGTATTGTATAAAAATGTTTAGAAAATATTAAGTATAACGGAAACTTCATTAAGTTAGCATACCAACACTAAATAATCACAGAATTGAGAAAAACTCTATGTAACCAAAGTCTCTTTGTTATTTCTCAACTGTATTATTAGGAGACATTATGCACAATCTCATTTCATATAATCAATTAGCGGGTTGGAAGCAAAGCGTTGAACGATTGACTCATACATTAGATCGAACAATGGATGAATCTGATCTACTAAACGATTACTATAACTGTTTAATTGAATGTGATGAGGATCAGTCAACATGTAAACGAGTTTGTAGGAGCATTCTTTCATAGCCAATCATAGACACTTTAGGAACTGTCACTGAGGGCCCTCACCGAAAGGTGAGGGTTTAGTATTATGGGTACATACAAGAGAAACCACCATGGCAGTCAAGCACGAAATCAAATCTCAACTTGCCAAACTACTTGCCACTGAGGACTTGATCGTGGAGCACAAGCAAGTGCAGACTGCTTGCTTCAACGTTCACACCCGTGTTCTGACCCTTCCTATGTGGGAAAAAGCAAGCAACACCGTCTATGATCTGTTGGTAGGTCATGAGGTTGGCCATGCACTCTTTACTCCTGATGAGAACTGGTTGGAGAAGGTTGCAGTCCCTCCTCAGTTTGTGAACGTGGTTGAGGATGCGCGTATTGAAAAGTTGATGAAACGTAAGTATGCTGGTATTTCAAAGACGTTTTTCAAAGGTTATCAAGAACTCCATGGAGAGGACTTCTTTTCTATTTCTGATGAGTCTATTCCTGATCTTAATCTTGCTGATCGTGCAAATTTATACTTTAAGGTCGGTAATTTTGTAGATATTCCTTTCGATACTTTTGAAGAGTCTCTTCTTGTTCATAAAATTAGTCAGGTAGAAACCTTTGACGATGTGCTGAGGGTTGCAGAGGAACTCTACTTGTTCTGTAAGAAAGAGAAAGAGGAAAAGGTTGATGACACTGAGATGCCACCTAACATGGGTGGTGAGTCTGATCAACCTGCTAGTGAACTGGTGGAGGAGCAGCAGGATACTTCTGGAGAGGGTTCTGGTGACTCTCAGGAGCAAACTTCTATGCCAGAAGCAGATCAATCTGCTACTGCTCCTCTGACTGATGAACCAGAGGTTCAGACTGCTGATGCTTTGGAATCAAATCTGCAGGATCTTGTGGATGACAGTGGATGGGAGAATGTGTATGTGGAGATCCCTAAAGTTGATCTGAAGTATATTATTGCTAAGAACGATGATATTCACAAAGAGATTGATGCATGGTTTAATCATCAGAAGAATACTGTTTCAGTAGAACTATTTTCTAAAACTGATGAAGAGTTTATCAAGTTCAAACGTAATGCACAGAAAGAAGTCAACTACTTGGTAAAGGAGTTTGAGTGTCGCAAAGCCGCAGATTCTTATGCCCGTGCTACCACTGCCCGCACTGGTGTTCTTGATACTTCTAAACTGCACACCTACAAGTACAACGAAGATCTATTCAAGAAAGTCTCTGTGATTCCTGATGGTAAGAATCATGGTCTGATTTTTGTCCTTGACTGGAGTGGTTCTATGAGCCGTGTGATGCTTGACACGATCAAGCAACTCTACAATCTGATCTGGTTCTGTAAGAAGGTTTCTATTCCTTTTGAGGTGTATGCTTTCACGAACGAGTGGAAGAAACCCGAGATTGATTACGAGAAAGGAGAAATTGTCAAACCAGCAGACTGGACTTCTTCTTATGAAAAGAAAGAAAATCTTCTTGCTGTTCATGAGCAGTTTTCTATGATGAATCTTCTGACCAGCAAGACAAATGGTAAGCAACTGGAACATCAGATGATTAACATCTGGAGGTGTGCAAAAGCATTTGGTAACTTCTATGGATCCTATTACTCTGTTCCTACTCGTCTGGGTTTGT